GAGGCTTTTTGATCAAACGATGAACGTCTGCGCATGCAGATTGAATATCGGCTTGAAACTGGGCTTCGGCTTCCGCACGGGTGATCACCGTGTCAGCCGTGACGGGCTTTCCTTTGAAAAAAGTGCTACCGTAGCCAATTGTCCAGACATTGTTCTTGCATAAATAGCTCGCAATGCTTCCGTCTCGCTGAACCCGGTGGAGCTTTTCTTTATGCTTAATGAACAATTCACCTGCGGCTGACAGCTTTCTATCCACAGTGCTGCAGAGCCTGGCTAGCTATTTGGGAACGGCGCGGTGGGTGGGGTGAAGTTTGCGGTGTACCGAGCGACGCCCTTGGTGACCCTGAACTCGTCAATCCTAGCGTTAATTGAGAAGCTAGAGCTGTAATAGTACCCAACTTTTAAGGCATTATCACTTAGGTCTGTTGAATTGCTTAGTGTTGACCCAATTTGAGTGCCGTCAATAAACATCCGCAAGCTAGATCCCCTTCTTGCAACCGCAAGGTGCTGCCACGTGCCTGTTGTGACAGCCCCCATAGAGAATCCACCTGCTCCTGTCGTAGTTAAAACCCATTGGCCGACATATACAGCAACTGCCAATCCAGAGTTAGTCCCGCCAAAAGTAAACAGTCCGTTGTTTGAGTTCCCGCTATTTGGATTGACCCAGCATTCAACAGTAAAATCTCCAGTGCCGAACTGGAAGTCAGCATCTGCTGCGACTGCCAAATAACCGCCACTGCCGTCAAGAGTTAGGCATCCAGTTCCATACTTTGGATCTGTTGTGCTGACCTGCGCATTGCCGCCTGCCGTGACGCTTACGGCATTGGAGCTGCTATCCGTAAACGTTGTCGAGCCGTTGGTGCCGTCCATGTGCAGCAACAGCGAGACGCTGGAGAAATCAGGATCACTTCCTGATGGTGGCTCTGGTTCTGGCTCAGGATCCGGTGCAATCGGAAATGGCTCTGTTGGCGGTGTGAAAGGTGCGAGGTATCTGGCGAAGCCCTTTGTTACTCTAACTTCATCAATGTAGCCGTTAAGATGCTGTCCACTTGTGTGGGTTGCACCTCCAAAACGGGAAGGTGCGAGTGTGCTATTGACGGTGGTAGAAATTGTGGCAGTCTTGTCAATCTGACCATTTAGATAGCAGACAAAACTGCTTCCGCTTCTCACAAAGGCAGCGTGATTCCACTGCTGTTTTGGAATCAATGTTTCATTCAAAAAGTCGCCGTAATTGTTCCCGTTAATCCAGAGTCCGCCTCCACTATGGTAGGGTCGAAACAGGATGCCATTTGTGTAGCTTCCAATTTCAAATACTGCTGGATAGGCAGGCTGAGAGGTTTCGGCCCAAAACCAAACTTCAATTGTAAAATCACCCGGAAAGCTTAAGCCTGCTGTTCCGTTAATTTCTAAATACCGATTCTGATTACTATTTGAGTAACTCCCTGAGCCAAATTTTGCTCTTATGTTCGATATGGCTGCACCATTGAACGGAGTGATTATATTTTCGGCATTGCTTCGGTCAACAAAAGTGGAGCTTCCTGCTACGCCCTCCATGTCTAGGAGGAGTGTCACCTTGTCGAATTCTGGGTCAGCAATTATCGCGTCAGTAGAAAAAGGCTGATTGTACCCTTCAATCAGGTATTGACCTGCATCAAAAAAACCAAAAAGGCTATTCTTTCTCTTCTGCTTAGGTTGTCCTTGAGGCCAGATCTGTCCTACTGTTGGCGTGTAAGTCATCGCTAAATAAGGCCAAGGGGCCAAAGCTGTCCCGTGACGGAAAGTGAAGTAGAATCACCAAGGGTAACTTTGGCGCTAGGTGCTTCGACAGTCTTTCTTGACTGCCTGAAGGGTGATCCAGTAGCGATTACGTCGTTAAACGTAATCGTACTGGAGGAAATGCTGGGCTGACCCGCTGGGCTTTGATTGATGACTGCCATCAGACTACCCTCGCTAGAAACAAAGGCGAAGCACCAGTTACTGGGGATCCATTGGCGAGGAAGTCCATCACCTCCCACTCCTCGACCCCTGGAGAAACCACAAATGTATCGCCCACGGCAAAATTGTTAGTAGCATAGTGAAAAGTTATACCAATATCGTCTGCCAACGGTGATTGAACATAGGGAGTGTACGGAAGTCCGTAGAAAATTGGATTGCTATCTTGCGTAAAAGCGGGATTGCTTGACGAGAATCCCACCGGGAGCCAGATATACGGCTGATTATTGTTGTAGTTGGCCGACCCTCCGTTGAGCTGGTTTCCTGCGGCGGCATAACCTAAAATGCGTTCATCCGAGGGAGTGGTAAGATATTCACCTGAATCCGTGTTTCCATGCAAAGCGCAGCCCTTGATAACTTCTCGCCTAAGCAGAGGGCCGGTACCCCAGCTAAGGAAACCCATGTTGGCAGACGTACTGGGTATTACCCAGTAAAACCCAGAAAAATATCCCTTGTTAAGGTCAATCCAAGGCTGAAGTGTCTCGGCAGGATGGACAATTGTGAATGCCCTTCTCTGAGAACTGGTTTCAAAAACAAACCAGCTTTGATCCGAATTTATGCCTGAAGTATAGCGAGTTAATCTTGCCGTAGTGGTTGTGGATATTCCAGGTGTAAAACTGTATCCAGTGTTAGTGCTATTTGTAACTGTGTCGAAATAGTCAAGGTATCGAGTTCCCGTAGGAAGATGTGTCGTCGCATTCCACCCCGTTGCTATGTTAATTGTAATAGAAGTGAAATTCTGAAACTTAAACCAGTAAAAGGTAGTGCCGTATGCCTTAGCGGCATCATACTGAACACGCAATATTCGATTTTCTACTCCTCCACTAAGAAATGAATCAAACCAGTCCACCATTAGGCCTGCGTCGATAAACGCATCCTTAAACAGATTGGCAACCTCGGAGATAGTCCATGTTGCAACAGCGGTATAGATTTCTTTGGTGCAAACCATGATCAGGCTCCAAGTTTAAGGGTGGTGAAATCAAGCGAAATAACACGCGCTACAGTGTCGCGATTGCCAACACGGATAAATGCAGAGCCGGAGGTTCCCTGGACTGTTGGGACCGGCGAGAGCTTGATGGCCTGTGGTGCGGCCACCGTTGCCAGCTCGGCGTAAAAATCAGAGCCGGATCCTGGAATTGGAGGCCCAGGCTGCGTTCTGGCATCAGCGCTGCGAGCCGCTGTCGTGCCATAGACACGTACCCAGGCAGGTGTTGATGCCTGCACGCTCAGCAGCTTGAAAACTGTCCCGGCTGGGATGCTGAAATCCTCAGTCGCGCCAGGAGCTAGAGATCCAGTGGTGTGCTCATGAACTTCAATGGCAAGCGTTCCACCGCTGGACGATGTGCCGGATGCGTAAGGAAGTGTATTCCAGGTCGAAACATCGTCCCCGAACTTGAACTTTCCAGTGTCGCTTTCAATTCCGATTTCACCAGAAAGCAGAACAGGATTCACGCTCGCCCATTCAGCTGCAGTGTCATAGCGCTGCTGTTGCCTGGCGAAGACCGTAGTTGACACATCGCACCTCGACTCTATCCAAGAGTAGCTCTATCGTTGAGGGCTTTTCGTTCTGAGTAGATTGGGTTATCGACGTATTCAGTTAGCAATGGCTCTACACGGGAGGAAGGCAATTTTTGAGTTTCGCAGGAAGCTTATTCCTCCCGTGATCCTTCCTGTTGGCGCAATTAACACCGCCACTGGCGTCCTGATGCTCGACAGTGATCAGATATGGACTGGTGATCAAGTTGTTCTGACTGCTTCTGTTGGCGGTGTGGCGACAACATTTAATGGCTACATCTTTTTGGACGAACTCGGCAATGCAAGCATTCATTCAACGATTGTCGGTGCTCTTTCTAACACTTCAAATACCAGAGTGTCCCTTTCCGGCGTCCAGTCACGGATTTCTCTTTTGGCGCTCAAGGGGCATTCATGTCAAAGTCTTGAGCTGACCAAGATATATTATTTTCTCCTCAATAATCCAAATTACCCAATATCACAAGAGACAACTCTTGCTATTGCGCCTGAAAAGCTTGATCAGTATTGGCAAGCTGGCCCTCAGTATGTAACCTGGAAAGTTGTGGGTGACGCAAGGCAATGGACTCTCAGCACAAGTAGCAATGCCATTGATGTGAGTGAGATTGGCGAAAAGTATTTTTCTGGCCTAAAAGCTGTTATCAGTGGCTCTGGAACCACAGACTTTCTTGTTAATATTTACGGCTCAGAGACAACCCTTGACAGCTACAACTTACTAAGAGTAGCTATGTTGACAGGTGACGGCTCAGAAGCCCTAGCCAGATTTTATCTTGATCGCGGCAATTCGGTCGCCAAGGCTGGGCCAAATAGTGATAAAAAAAAGAACTCAAGCACTGTTTATTATTCAACAAAAATCCTAATCACCAACTCTTCGGTTGATACCAGTGCAGACGGTCTTGTTGTCGGTAGCGCAGACTTTGTTACCACGGGTCCATTGAGACTTGGTACTCAGCTTGAACCAGATGGCGTTTACTCTTGCGAAGGCGATTCAGAGCTTGAATACAATGTTTGGAGCTGGTCAACCTATACATCAGAAACACCTGAGTATGGCGCAACGGGTGGTTTTTCCACTAATTCAAATACAGGCAACCCTAGCACTCCAGTTCAGTCGGCCTGGGTTGACTCCTCTGGTAATAGTTATATCTACGGAACCTATCAAGGTGCGTCTAATGATCAGGGGTACTTGCTGACAAAATTTAATCCGTTAGGAGTCGAAATCTGGACAAGACGTTACATCTGTAACGATTCAGATGCAAACTATGTCAATCTTCCAAGCACAAGGCCGCCAATGGCCATAGGCGAAGATGGGTCAGTATGGATTAGTATGTCAACGACTTCAATTCTTTCGTCGCCAAAGTTTAACAACTATGTTGCCAAGATCAATCCACAAACAGGCGATGTAATTTCAAGTTTTTGCTTTTCCGTAAAAGATGATCTGATAAACTCGTATTCGTCCCTCCCTTATGTTTATCATATTGCGGGTGACAATGAGGGATTTGTCTATCTTGCAATGTATCTCTCATTCCCTTCGGAGCAGGGCAGTGCGCCATTTGGAACATACAGGCATAGGCATGCAGTTTGCAAGGTCAACCAGTTTGGAGATCTCGTATGGTCTAGGCTTTATAGGGGTGCTTTTGATGGATTCTTTAGATCCGACATTAATGCGCCTATCAGCGAGATTAGACCGAGGGGGAACAAGATCTACCTCTATTTTAATGAAGCATATAGTTACGGAAATAGCAGCCCTGGCCTAACAATTCTTGATAAGCAAGGTCAGATTGTTTTGCCATCAACCGGGTATTTAATTCAACGCAGTCCAAGCGAAGCGTTTGGTGTTTATTACGACAAAGCGATGTTTACAGGACTTGCCTTCGATAGCTCTGGAAATATTTATATTGCAGTCCGAATGAATACCCAAGAACTCTATGCAATACTCAAGATCAATGGTACCAATTACCAAACAGAGTGGTTTAGAAATTTCAAGGAACGTGATGTTGACACGAATATTGATTTTGGCGCGACCCATACCGTATCTATTCATATTGACAGTAGCGACAGAATCTTTCTTCTTGGTCAACATGCTCAGTATGGCTCGTCCGACCCAACTGGCTTAAGCATACTTGAGCTGAATCCTTCAAATGGCGACCTTATTGCTGCAAGAAAGGTGTCAGGAGCTTACACAAATGTTGGAAATAACAATGTATCCCCAAGCGCTTTTAGCTTTATGCGCTACCAACAGCCTCTCGGCTCCTACCTATATATGTATAGCGAATCTTTTGGTATTATCGCTCTTCTTGAAAAGGAGGGCCAATTTGGTGTTTGGCCGATGATCAATGCTTCAATTGCTTGGACTATCTACCAGCCCAATATCTTCGTCCACCCCCTGCTTGCCTCTCAGCGAATTGATCTTACGGGAGGTGAAGCATATAGCGATTTCAATGTAGACATCAACTGGATCAACTATGGAAAGCAGGTCGTTGCAGCCTCCTTGATCAGACCCCTGTACGCGAGATTCCGTATTCCTATTGGTAACTACAGCATTCCTGATTGATCATGACTCTAACCAGCGTTGACGCACAGCTCCAGCTCGGAAACTTGAGGATTGGTAAATGTCGCAACTTTTCTTTCTCGATTGAAAAAGAACCGTTGGATACTACGCGCCTTGGCGATCTTGACAGAACATATATTCCTGGCATCAGGGGTTCCTCTGGTGTGTTCACCTTGTTCTACGACCCCAGGGACCAAGGCGTTGTTTCAATTGTCAACAACATTCTCAGTGATTCCGGTACTTCGCTGTCTAACTTTACTCTTGTGTACGATAAAAACACAAAGAGAAAAACGACTGTTTCGATTGTAATAACTCAAGTTACTGCTGGCACTGAATTTGGTTCGGCTCAGACCTGCGAAGTGACTTTTCGTGCAACAGGTAGAATACAAGGAGCTTTTTGATCTAATTCAGAACGCCTTTCAGGTTCACGCGCACGGTACTGATACCGACGAAGACTGATTCAACGGAAGGCTTTTCCGCAAAGTACCAGTCAACTCTTCCAAGCATTTCCGTTATCAGTGTTTCAAGCTTGATGTCCGAAAAGATTTCACTGCTGAGTTCTATGGACTTGAAGCCACTGAAGCTCTCTCGATAGCAATCAAGAATTGCAGTTGCCTCAGTATCGGCAATGTTTAGATAGTCAAGAATGAGTCTGTGATCAACCGCCTGAGTGCCAACAAGCTTGCTGTACCTGTCAACGCCTTGATACTCTGGAGCGGCAACCGGGAAGACGCCAGCAATAAATTCACGACTGCTTGGCCTTAGGGCAGGAAAGGTAGTCACAGCGCTCTCTCGGTTGAAATCTTGCCTTCAAAGCGAAGACTGATACTGCAGATTCCCGGCTTGACACCTCTGATTTTTGGCGGTTCGGCAAAGTACCACCGCATCCCGGTTCCCGACAAATTCATGTATTGCTCGATTGAAGCATCAGCGCCTGAGAAGATAGAACTAGGAAGCGCAATGCTGGCATAGTTACCATAGTTTTTGTTGTATAGATTTAGCATTTCAAGCGCGACAGGCTCGCCAATGTTGAGATACTCCAGCTCCAGGGAGGCATTGCTTTCTCTGTTGCACCACAGTCTTCGCACCTCTCTTCCGTTAATTGTCCGAGAAGAGGAGAACGAATGACTGCCTGGAAGAAACCTACGCGAGCTTGGCCTGTACCTCCCGAAGACAACTTGCTTTGTGATGAAAAACAGAAGGGTTCCACCCGACAGGTTGAAAACTCCTCTGTCCAGCTCTACAAATCTCTGCTGCTGCGCAAAGTCAGCATTGCTCCCGGTAAGCAGGTAGGTTCCCGATTCGCCACCCAGCTCGGCAATGCGGTTGGATTCAAGTGGTTGCCCACTTAATGAAAACACTCCCGAAACCGGGCGAATGCTTTTATCCGAGATAAATCCAAGTTCCTTGCCAGATAGCAAGAACGTGCCGCCTTGCGGAGAAGCTTTGCTGCTCTTCCTGAGCTGAACGTCGTTGCCCAAAAAGGTGTAACTGGCCTGCGACAGGTCAACCAGCTTTTGGCTTCGCAGATCCACAGGGAACCCGCTGAAGGCGATCTGACCTGCATCTGCCCCCACTGCTCGCGAAAGCCTCTGGGCCTGCGGGACGCCATCCAGGGCGAAACCGCCGCTGTCAACCTGAAGTGTCCTCTCAAAGGTCTGACCCGTCAGCGAGCTGCCAGAGAGGCTGAAGGCACCGTCTTCAATGCTAAAGAGCCGGTTGTATGCCAGCACTGCATCGCTGCCCTGGAAGGCCACGACGCCGCTCTCAAGCGATACCTGCCCAAACAGCGCAACGGCACCACCAGCCACGTAGGTGAGCTGGTCGGCACCAGGCGCCAGCGTGGCACCTCCGGCAGTGATGATTACATCAGCCGGGGTAGAAGCGCCTCCACCAGCAATGAAATCATTGTTCTGAATAACGGTCACGTCATGCCGCTGTGAAGAGTCCGTTGATGGCGTCGAAGTCGAACAGGAAACTCTCGCCCGTGTTCAGCGTTAGCGAGCTTCCATAGTCAAACCAGCAGATGAGAGGGTTTGTGGCCGAGGTTGAGTTGTAGAGACTGATGTAGCGAAAGGGGCCAATGGTTCCAGTCGCTGTCAGCGTGACATCATTCACCACCAGCTTGTAGGTGCCGCTGGTTTGGGCCGATGTAGAAACAGGCAGCGTGATACCACCAGACGGGTATCCGTTTTGTGCAGTGATTTCAACCAACTGCGAACGGATTGTGTTTGTCGCGACAGGCGCTGTATTGGTCAGCAGAATCTTGATAGTGTCGCTAGCAAAATTATGCTTCCCTTCAAACGCATCCTCCAGCAGGCAGTTAAACTTATTGAAAGAGGCCATCGAAAGGCGAAAGCGATTCCATTCGCATTCTAGGAATGCTTGTCAGGAGCGATTAGCCTCTTCGTATCACCCAATTGCTGTTAGTCGTATAGGTTGTCCAGTTCTTGCCGATTTCCGAAATGCCATTGCTATCGGTGGGATGATGTACCGCTTCGATCTGTATTATGCCTTCTTCGTCTAGCTGGATACTTTCGATCTTGTATGTTCTCACCTGCTTGTTTGTTATCTTCTTGACAAACACAATCCCCGTTGGAGTGGCTGTCTTACGGTCGGAAGATACGACAAGATTGGTGTCGTAAACCGGATCATCGCTTCCATTCCATGCCGTCACTGCATTGTTTCCTGCGGTCAGTAGGTCAGGTCGCGTGGTTGTAAGTGTTCCATCTGGTAGAACGACTCCATTTGCAAACTCATCGTAAATTGTGTAATCAAGGGCAACCCTGATGTAGTCGCCCACTCCGATACCAGAAGCCAGGCCGTCGATTGTCGTCGCAAACCTAATGCTATGAGTAATCAGCCTTCTGACTCTGATCACATAGCAGGCAAAGTCAATAGCCTGATTCAGGCTTGTGCAGTATTCGCTAAGGTCAAAGCTTTCGATTGGATCCTGATCTGATTGACTCGCTTCCCGAACCAGCACTTCTCGTTCAGTCGGGAATGATGCCGGTGCCGTGAGGCTTGTCGAAGTGCGCTCCTGTCTCCACTGAACACTAACCTGAATTGGTTTGCGATCTTCTTCATCAAGGAACTCCATGCTGAACGAGTCCTTGACAATGTTTCCCGCAGTGAACAGCCCACTTATAGGAACAGGTGTCCCAAAGATGATGGCAGGAACAAGAGCAAACTTGCCGTTGCGCTGAACAAAGTCGAGCAGGTTTGCGGCTGCGATCTCCGAAGCCCAATCCCTTAGGTTCACCCTCTCAGCTACAACCCCATCGAAATAATAGTTTCTGGCTTGACACCACTGATCTGCTACGATGAAGCTATCAATATCAACCTGCTGCCTGCTGATATACTGACCAGTTCCAAATCTGTTGTTGATCAAAAGATCAAAAAGGACATCAGGAAACAAGTTTCCTGCGCCAATGATGCTGTTCTGGGATAGCAGCTCAATTTCTCTTCCCTTGTTCACGTAAGCTGAAAATTGACTCAGCTGACTCCATTCCAATGTGGAGCGCATTGACAGTCCAACCAGCGCAATATTGTCATAGTTGGGGATGGTCGCATTGGCCACGGCCTCAGACACATACACGATTTCGTGCTCGGGTCCGTTCTGGGCCGAAGAAGTGATTTCGTCATAGTTGAACGCTTCAGCCAGCTTCCCCCAGGAATCGGCATAGTTCTTGTCGTCCTGGTGGCCGATCCCTACGTCTTCGTTTCGCTTTGAAGCATTCAGCTCAAAGTTTGACTTGTCCCTGCTGATATTTGAACCATTAAAACGTATGGTTACACTGCCACTTGTTACGCTAGTTGTCAGTGAAGTGATTGAGTCTTGAGCCTTTGTGCTATCAAGAACATACAATGTGCCAGAGGCTGTTCCGCTCCTGATTTCCCAGCCTGTCAGTGGCTCAAATCGAAACTGCCACTGTGCTACTGACGGCATTTCAAAGCGAATTGCGCTATAGACCGCCTGCTGGGTGCTGCTCCTGACTCCCAGGATCGGAGCCAAGGCCGTATATCCTCCAGAGCTGTTCGCAAGCTTGTAACTGATGCGAAAAAAGCTGTACCGATCTTCGGCAGTGGTTATCTGCCCACTACTGTAATTCTCGGTCTTCAGTGTGTCGCCTCGGGCAATGATGTCACCCTTCCTCGACTTTCCGGCAAGGTCATTTACTTCGTCATAGGTAAGCGTTTCCTTGAAGTTGCATAGCCCCGCGATGCGGATACCAAGTATGCTCTTGATGCCAACCTCGATGTATCGACACTCCCTTGTGGTTGTGACTTCCCCTAGAGCTATTCGATACAGGTGAGCGCTTTCTGTCGCAACACGACGATCTTTTTTGAACTCATCAGCATCTTCCAGGAGTCGCTCATAATCAACCTTGTTAGCCGAACCAGCCTGTACTACGGAAAACTTGGCTTCCACTGTTCGACCATTGCCAACGGGGTCGTTCTCAGCGTTGCTGACGAATGGATTTTTGGTCCTATCAATGCACACAGCTATCGCTGAGCCACACTTATACAGTTCACCTACGACAATCGCATCGTCCCAAGTCTTTTGTCTTGCGGCAATCGAAAGGGCAGCGTCTATAGCCTTCTCCTGTCTCTCCTTGGATTTACTCACCTCTTTTGTTTCACTTTGATTGGTTCCCTTGAACTTGACGGCAAACTCAGATGACTCCGTGGTTGCTACTTCAACATTTACTTCACCATTTTTTTTCTTTGACAATGAGTAAGTAGTTTGCCCGTTTGAATTGGTGCTGGACTCCAGTTCATACTCAGGATCCTTACTGTCTTTCTTAACTGAATTTACCAGCACATCCTCACGGTCAACTCGCACATCGACTTTGAATATGGCCTCAATTTCTTGATTATCTTCATCTGCAGAGTCACTTGTGGTCAGCTTGACCTTGTACTCAATCCTGTATTGACCCTCGCTAGTCTTTGCGAGAATCTCATTCAATGCAGCTGTCGTATTCAGCGAAAAATTGATGGTTACAGTGTCGCTATTCTGCCCGCCTGACGTTGACACATTTGCCCAGCTCCTAACAGTGGAATCAGGTATGCCATCACTAATGAAGACGCCAGACCCGCTCAGTTTTAGACTTCTTGTAAATAGAAACGGATTCTCGTCTACCTTGATCTCTGTACTCCATCCTCCGTTTTTCGTGCCTGGCTCCTTAAAGGTCGTCTTGGCGTCAGAAGACTGGTCGATGATATAAGTGAACTTCTCTCCGACTGACCCGAATGAGCCGGAGATTACACCGCTGCGAGTTGAAAAATAAGCCTTGAACTTCTTTCGTGCTGCCCTCGCAACGGAGTCCTTATCTATCTTGACCTTGGCATCACCTTTGTTGCCTTCTGGGACAAGCTGAGGGGTGATGGTTGGCCTGATCTGTGGATTTACTCGATAGACAAAGTTGTTGCCCATGAGCGTGTAAACGCCAAACGTGGTCTGCGACGTTGGCTTGGAGACACTACAAAAGTCACTGCCACTCCTGACTCGGTAGACGTTTGAGGATTCCCATGCGCCAGCATCAGCATTCCCTGGCCTACCTGCAACGCGATCATTGGTCGTGATTCTTCCACCATCAGGCCTGAAGTAGATGGTGTAACGCGCCCAGTCCGTCGCCGCGCCGGTCAACTCATAAGCGCCAAGGCCATTGTTGCCTAGGGCAAATCCAAGCGGGTCAAGCTCCCTGACCCTGCCTTCGCCCAGCATGAAGACACCCCTGAAGAACTGGCCAGCCTTGAAGCTGTGCATGTCCGACCAGAGAAGGGGCATCGTTATCCTGACGCCACCAAACTGTGCGCTTTTGTTGGCATAAACGACTGGGATTACCTCCCCAATTGTTGCTGTTTCCTGAACGCTGTCGAAACCGGCAACTGGCGCAAACCGACTTTGACTTGTGACATTCTGGCCTTCTTTTGTTCTGCTCTTAAGTCGGGCTGGTTTTACGCTTTGGGGCTTAAAGAAGGACGCGGCAATAGTCAGACCAACGCTGATTAGCGTCGATGCCACTGCAATAATCACCAGAGTCTCAAGCCCCGCCTGGGGTTTCCCTGGCTCAATCTTTACCCTTGAGTCAACTTCTGAGCGAAACTGCCGATACTGCTCCTCACTGAGGCCGAGCATCGCGGCCAGGTAGAGATCAGCAGGGAGAAGTGGCAGCCTTTTCACGTTGCAATCCTTGCGAACTTGAGCGATGAAAGGATGTCAACAGGCACAGGCATCACTCCGCGACGGTGATGGGGGACCAAGAGAAACAGCCTTCCACCTATTTCATCCGGTACGACAATACCAATGCCAATCCCAAGGCGCTCATCTGTAAATAGCGTCATACAGTACGCCTCAGGCGCTGAAATGCTGACTGTGGAGCTGTCAAAGGCTCTTGCGATTGCAACTATATCTTTTTCTTTCGCTAAACGATAAAGCTCATTCAGCTCAAAGGGAAACCTGTATCCGGCATCATTGAGAATAATCTGTGTGATTCTTAGACAGCAAGCCGCTTTACCTAGTCTTGGGTCTGCGCCGATTTCGTGCGGAAGACCAACCCAGCGTTTCCAGTCAATCATTTATGATGCGAACACGGTTCCAGATGCAGGAATAGAGCCGACGAGATATGAGCTGAGAACTCTTTTGGGAATCTGTGAGCGTGTTGCATCTAGAGGGCTGGACAAGGTAATTGAAACCTTTTCATAATCCTGTGTTCCATTGACGCAACTCCAAACCTCTGTCGATAACAGTTGACCTTCTGAGAACGCTCCCGATTCGGCTTGGGTCAAAGAGATCGACCTGACTCTTACCAGTCGGTAGTTGAGCACCATATCCGTTATTATTCCCACCGTGATGTTATTCGGAACTGAGACGATTGCCGCTCTTGGCGCATCGCCCCCTCGATTGCTGATTGTTCCGCTGACAATAAATGGAGCATAGGCATAGGAATTACCTTCCCAAGTTCTTGTTTCTCCGATGAAGAAGTTTTGAAACCTGCCATTTGCCAGGGGCGTGCCAGCTTTGTCTTCAAACTGTATGTAGTTGGCTATAGCAATGTTCATCAGAGTCCAAGTCTCCGGCGAGTTTTCACCGAACCCTGCATGGACTGGAATGCCAGCGCCCTGCCGCGTTCAGCCGCCTCTCTCGTAGCAACCCGCAGTTGCTCAGTCGTAACGTACTCAACACCATTGATCATTCGCGACTCGTAGCGAACATCTATAGGCTTGTTGCTGAAGTCAGCAAAGGACAGGCCATTGTTTTGCTGCATCGCAGTCCGAGTCGCCTCCAGTTGCGCCCTGGTCTTCTTGAATAGATTTGAAGTGTCATTGCTCGACAGCACGCTTCCGCCACTGTCAGGCATGAACAGTTCGGGTCCGCGCTCTCCCACGATGTAGGGCTGCCGTGCATTGACCGGGCCACCGTTTGCCCTGAACATCCCAAACAGGGAGCCGCCAGGGGTGAACATTCCGGCGATACCACCCACGGCTCCGAAGATGCCAGCCAGGCCCATGAGGGTGTTGTAGGTGCCGCCTTCCTGGATCTGGCTCGCTCCAGCAATCCCAATGGCAATGGATCCCAGTGCGCCCACTGCGGCGCCCATGGCGGTCCCCAAGCCAGAGAAGGCGCTAGGCACCGGCTTGGCAGCATCCCCGGCCTTCTTGATGTCCCCTGCGGCGCTGGTGTTGGCAGCGGCCAGTGCCTGCTGTGATTTGGCCACCTCGCTGGTTTCAGGTGTTGGGGTCGCCACGCCAGGAAGGGCTGGAGTGGCTCCCGTGCCAGGTACCGAGCCTGATGCAGGCTGCAGTGCGGTCGTCAGGGCCTGGCCGAGAGCAGACACGCCCTGTGCGGTCTGCTGGGACGCGACACCCAGGCTGTTGACCTGTTGACCTGTCTGCTGCCAGGGCACCTGCTGCAGCTCGATAGCGCCCTGGCTTTGCTCTGCAGG